TTGGGTATGTCACAAGCTGACATTGCTCGTAATCGTGACGATGCCCAAGCACAAGCCCTCTACGCATTAGCTGGAAGACTATTTCAAGGAGGGAATACTGGTCAGTCTATTGCTGAAGGTTTGCAACTTGGTCAGAAAGCCTATAAGGGCGGTATGCAAGGTGCTTTGCAAGAGCAATTACAAAATGCTCAGTTGCAAGACATGATTCGTAAGCGTCAGTTAGAGCAACAGCAACTAGCTGAACAAAGACGTATTCAGACAATATTGGGTCAAGGTGCTACTCCAGAGATTATGGCTAGACCTGCTCAGATGGTTGAGGAAGATGGTCGCTACATGGGTGAAACACCTGCTGTAGAGGCTAGACCTGCTGGCTTTGACTTGGCTCGTATTGCACCACAACTGATGGGTTCTGCTGAAGGACGCAAGACTTTGTCTGAGTTGGTTGCATCTCAAAAAGCAATGGGTGGTGAAACTACTTCATTAGCAGAAGGTGCAAGACTTATTCGTGTCAATCCTTTAACAAATAAAGTAGAAACTGTTGCTGAAGGTGCGCCAAAGCGTGAGCCTGTTCCTAGTGCAATTGCTGAATATAAGTTTGCACAAGACCAAGGTTATAAAGGAACATTTCAAGATTTTGAAATAGCTAAAAGGACTGCTGGTGCGCCTAAATTGGCAGTAGATTTAAAAGACCCAACAGCAGTAGCAAAAGCACAGTCTGACGTTTTAAAAGATTGGCGTGGCGTAGTTAAAGACGTTGGTGCAATGGAAGTTGCTGATAGGTTTAAAGCTGCAAAGGCTGCCGTAGCAGAAGCAAATGCAGGGAATAAAACTGCTGATGGTGCATTGATTTATGCCATTGGTAAGATTTATGACCCATCTGGTGCTGTCCAAGAAGGCGACAAAGCTACCATTCTTGGCAATCGTTCTATTCCTCAATCAATTAAAGCCTATGCAGAACGAGCATTAAGTGGTCAATCTTTATTGCCAGAAGAACGTGCAGGATTACTTTCCGTTGCAACTAAATTAGTTGAATCAAAGGCTCGTAATCTTGAAGCTCAAAAAGCACCTTATTCAAGTATTTCTCAACAACTAGGTGGCAATGGGTCATTACTGTTAAACCCTCTTGCAGATGCGTTAACTGCGCCAGTTCAAATGATGCCAACCGCTTCTGATATTGCTGCTGAGATTGCTCGTAGAAGGAATAGATAATGGATTTAACCAAACTGTCAGATGATGATTTAATGGCATTGCAGTCAGGTGACTTGTCTAAAGTCTCTGATGCGGGTTTGGCTATTCTTGGTGGTGAAAAAGTTGTTGAGAAAACAGCACCTGCTAAAAGAATGACAAGAGAAGAAGCTATTAAGGAAATTACTAGCTATCCTCGTCCAGAGCAAATGCAAATTGGTAGTGCTAAAGACCTTGGCAGACAATTAGGATTAACAGGTAGAGCAGCATTAACTGGTGCTTTGTCTATTCCTACAATTGGTGCTGATGCTCTAACAGGACTAATTAATATCTTGGCAGGTCGCCAAGTTATGAAGCCTAGTAGTCAAGGTCTGCAAGATTTAATGACTCGAATTGGCGTCCCTACTCCACAAACATCACAAGAGCGCATTGTTCAAGATGTAACAAGTGCAGGGTTTGGCGTTGCTGCCCCTGCTTCTGTTGCTAAGTATTTGCCAAAACCAGCACAAGAGTTTTTTACTAAGAGTTTAGAGACTCAAGGTGCTGCTGCTGCTGGTGGTGCATTAGCTTCTGGTGCTGCTCGTGAGAGTGATGTTGGCCCACTTGGTCAAGCATTGGGTGCTTTGGCTGGTGCTACAACAGCAGGTGGTGCAGTTGGTTCTGCGCCTGTTCTTGCTCGTACAACTAGAGAGATTGTGCGCCCATTTACTGAGGCAGGGCGTGAAGTAATCACAGGCAATGTATTGCGTAACTTAGCATCTGATGCCGAACAAGCAATTAAGGCTGGTGCTAACTATGTTCCTAAGATTGGTGGCTATACACCTACGACTGCACAAGCGACTCGTGACATTGGATTGATTAACGCTGAGACTGCAATCAAAGGGTTAGATGTAACTGGTGGACGTTTTGCTACTCAAGCATTAGAAGCTAACAGGGCGCAGATGGCTATTCTTAATCGTCTTGCAAAAGATGAGGATGTTCTTAAATCTGCATTAACAAAGCGTGAAGAAGTAACTTCTCCATTGAGAGAGCAAGCATTTGCTAACTCTACTGTTGACCCAGATACATTTCAATCTGCTATTGCTTTAACAGTTAATAAGACGATTGATGACATTCTTGCTTCACCAGTAGGCAAGCGTCAGACTGTCATGGCTGTCATGAAAGATGCAAAAGACGATATTGCTCGTGCATCTACACCTGCTGAACTTTATGAGATTCGTAAAGATTTAAGAGCTGCTGCTCAAGGCTTGTTAGACAAGTCTGCTAAAGATGGCCCGACTTCTGGTGCTTATCGAGCAGCTAAACCGCAACTTGAATCTGTCATTCGTGCAGTAGATGATGCTATTGAAGCAGGTGCTACTGGTTACAAAGACTATCTGAGTAAATATGCTGCTTCTAGTAGAGGCATTGAGCGTCTTGAAGCTGCACAACAGTTTAGAGGCAAGGTTCTTTCAACTACTCCTGACCCATCAAGGGCTAATGATTATTTGATTTCACAACCTGCGTTTACTCGTGCTATTCGTGCAGCAGAGAAAGAAACAGACCTTTCTTCTACGCAACTTGCGGTGTTAAAGCGTGTTGCTGAAGACTTAGATAGTGGCGTATTACCAAGAGCAACTAAGATGGCTGGCTCAGACACATTTAAAAACATGAGTACCGCTAATGTGATTGGTGGAATGATTGGTAAGCAAATGTTTGGTGATGTACCACTTGCTTTGCAAAAAGCATCTGCACCAATGAACTGGCTTTATAACGGCACAGACGATGCAATTCGTGAGTTGTTGGTTAACGCAATGCTTGACCCTAAATTAGCAGCCACATTGATGAAAAAAGCAACGACTGCAACAGTTGAGCCATTGAGCAAAGAGTTGCAAAGAAAAGCACTTCAGCTAGGCTATGGTGCTACATTCGGTTTAACTGAAAAACCATATCGTGTAGATTTAACTGGAATGGCTAACGCCAACTAAGGACTAACATGCCAAAAGTAAAAATTAGCGAATGGAGTTCGACTCCCGCAAACAACACAGACATTGACAGCATTAACATTGCAGAGGGCTGTGCGCCATCTGGCATTAACGATGCTATCCGTGAGTTGATGGCTCAAGTTAAAGACTTGTACGCTGGAACTAGCGGGGACATAATTGCTGTTGCTGCTGGGGGTACTGGTGTTGGAACATCTACAGGTTCTGGAAGCAATGTTTTAGCAACAGCACCATCTCTTAGTGGTGTTGTTATCAATGACGGCTATACAGAAGAAGTCTATGCAGTTGTTGATGCTGCTGGTGTAGCAATATCTCCAACTAACGGCTCTATTCAAACATGGACATTAGGTGCAAGTCGTACTCCTACTGCTGGTACATGGGCTGCTGGTCAATCACTAACCTTGATGATTAATGATGGCACTGCTTATACAGTCACATGGACTACTCTTGGAGTTACTTGGGTTGGTGGAACTGCTCCCACATTAGCAACCACAGGATTTACAGTCATCCAATTGTGGAAAGTTGGGTCTACAATTTATGGTGCTTTAGCAGGTTCGGTGGCTTAAATGTTAGCGGCTAAATTATTCTCCACGATAAACACGGGGTCGCTTCAGTTAATTGGTTTTACTTTTGTTGCTTCACAAACAACAAACATAGGTTCTTCTACAATAACAATTCCGTCTTCTGCTCAGGCTGGGGATGTTGGTATATTGTTGGATGGGACTGTAAACACCACAGCAACTCTACCCACAAATGTTGTTCCTAGCGGTTTTACTGAAATAATGACAACTGCTTTTGTTCGTGCAAATGGTACTTCTAGTGCGAGAATGACTTGTTCATATAAGGTTTTGCAGTCTGGAGACCCCAATTCAAGCATTACAGGTCTTGGAAATACAAACCCAAGAAAAACCTTTCTTGTTTTTCGCCCTGATTCGTCAATTTCTGCTGTTAGTTTTTCTGGGGTCGCTTCTCAAACAGAGTCACCCGATGCAGGGACAACAGAAACAATATCCTTAGTAATGAACTCAAAAACAAAAGCAATTGGAGTTGCTTACATAACTGCTGGAAATATAATAACAAACATAGCCTCGTCGCCTACAAGTTTTGATGCTCAGGTAGCACCAAGTGACCAATTCCAAAGGTCTGGTTATAAAGTGTTTACATCCACAGCATCTGACCAAACTGTCACAGCAACGAAAACAAATTCAACAGGAACAGGCACTTTTAATATGTTTACCTGTTTTTATTTAACGGCTAGTTAATATACGCAAAGGCTCAAAATGCACATAAAACTAACAAACGGAATTGGAACATTGTATTCAATTAGCCAACTTCGCCAAGATAACCCACAGGTTTCATTTCCTCAAGAAATTCCTGATGCTACCTTGGCTGAGTTTGGTGTGTACCCATTAAGGGCTACTACACAATCGACATACAACACAGCAACTGAGCGTGTTGAAGAAGGCACTCCTGTGCAACAAGGCAGTGAGTGGGTTCAAGTTTGGAATGTTGTTTCTTTGACTGCTGAAGAAACGCAACAACGCAATGATGCTACGGCAAATTCTGTACGAATTCAACGTGGTGAGTTACTTGTTGCCTCTGATTGGACGCAAGTAGATGACTCGCCTTTGACAAACATAAAGAAAGCAGAATGGGCTTCATATCGTCAAGCCTTGCGTGATGTAACTACGCAGTCTGGTTTTCCTTGGACTGTTACTTGGCCTGATGCGCCATGAACGATGTAAGCCATGAGCAAATCTATGAGCGTCTACTAGCTGTTGAAGCAAAGGTAGACGAGATAGATAAGAACACTAAAGACCTTGTGGAAGCTATTGACGCTGCCAAGGGTGCTGTAAAAGTTCTTAACTGGATAGCATCTATTGCTCAACCAGTTTTGTGGATTGGCGGTTTGGTTATTGCTGCTGGTGCTATCTGGCAGACTTGGGTTAAAAAATGAAAGATTGGGCTGTGGCTTTTACTACCGCAGTCCTTTTTTGCATTACTGTTGTTTGGTGTGCCTACATTATTTTGTGGGCATGGTACTAGCTTTTTTGTTGGCTGTGACTATTGAGTACAGGTGTGTCAAGTGGGTTTGGGTTGGCGATGTGTACAACCGAAAAGTCTACTGTATTGAATGGAAAAAGGTAGATAAGAAATGATAGACCCCATAACGGCACTAGCTGGCATACAGTCAGCTATCAGCATGGTCAAGAAGGCAGCGAAGGTTGCCAATGACTTAGGCTCACTTGCGCCCATGATTGGTAAGCTATTTGACGCAAAGTCTGTAGCTACCAAGGCGATGCTTCAAGCCAAGCAGTCTGGCAAAGGCTCAAACATGGGTACTGCCCTCCAGATTGAGATGGCTTTGGAACAGGCTAGAGCGTTTGAGGAAGAACTCAAGATGCTCTTTATGACTACAGGAAAAATTGACGTATGGCAGAAGATTAAGGCTCGTCAAGCAGAGATGGACTTAGCAGATGCCAAAGAGATAAGTGCGCTAAAAAGAGCAGAAAAAGAAGCTAAACAGAAACAGCAAGAACAACTAGAAATTGGCTTGGCAATAGGTGGAATCTTCTTTGTGTTGTTTTTAGTGTTTGTTGGCATTTATGAGTTGATGGATTTCTGTCAAACAACTAGAAGGTGTGGTCGGTGAATGAGTACCAGAAGACCTTTGACCTATGCCTCAAGATATTCGTTTACGGATGTGTGGCTTTATACGCCCTTGGTTTTCTGAAGTTCTTACCTGATGATTTATCAGACAGAATCGTCAATCTCCTACTTGGAAGGATTGGTTTAGGTAAATGAAATATGTATTGCTTGTATTGCTTGTATTTTTAATTGGATGCGAAGAAAAATATCGCTATTTTTGCCAAAACCCAGATAATTTCAATGCTGAACAATGTCAGAAACCTAGATGCCAATTCACTCAGACTTGCCCTGAGTATTTGGTTGCCCCAATCTTGGAGAAAAAAATAAATGATGTTAAACCAGAAACAAAAGTTAACAACTGAAGAGATTGAGGTAAGAATTTGGGCGTTTGTTGTGATGGCTGTCACACTTATTCTCATGTTCATTGTTGGTGCTTTGCTCTACTCTGTGACCTTTGTCACACAACCAATCAAAAGTATGGCCCCGATTGACCAAGCCTATGCCAAGATGCTGAACGACATTGTTCTGCTGATTGTTGGTGGCATCGGTGGGGTTATTGGCAAAAGGGCTATGTCTAGTGCTTCTAGGGCGTTTAGTCCTCCAACACAGCCAATGTGTCACCCAATGGGTTACGGAGGCTCTCAGGGCGGTTTTAACTCGTCCTATGCCCATCCGCAATCTGCGTATGGTTTGCCAAGTCAACCATTTGGTGCTATGCCTGTTTGGAAGAATCCAGAACTAGATGAGAACTGGACTCCTCCTCCTCCTCCGACTACGCCTCCAGACCACTTGGAAGACGATTATGTTAGAGAAGAAATAGCTAACGCAAGAAAAGAGGCTGAATAATGTTCCCAATACCTCTCCCATGGCTTATTGTTGGTGTTTTGGTATCTCTCTTTGGTACATATCAAGTTGGACACCACTATGGATGGCTAGAGCGTGATGAAGACATGAAGATTGCCATTGCCGAAAAGAACGATGAAGCTCGTCTAATCGAGCAAAACATGAGTGAGAAACTTAACAAACAATCTGCCAAACTACAGGAAGCTAATGATGCTATCAACAAAAAAACTACTGCTCTTGCTGTTGCCAATCGTGCTGGCAAGTTGCGCCTCTGCCCCTCCAGTAACGTACAAGCCTCCACAAGTTCCTCCATTGCCTCCGCAGATACAAAAGCAACCAGTCAATCTGACGGACAGACTGACACAGCTTCTGATGCCGAAAGAGCAACCATCGATGCCATTGCAGAAATAGTTGCCCAAGGTGATAGAAATACTATTGCACTCAATGCTTGTGTGGACTCATATAACGAAGTAAGGAATCTCTTAAATGGTAAGCCCTGACCAACTTAAAAAGATGCACATTGACCCTGTGTGGGCTGACGCACTTAACGAGACTTTTGAGCGTTTCGATATATCTACACCTGCTAGACAAGCTGCTTTTATTGGGCAATGTGGGCATGAGTGCGCTAACTTTAGAATCCTTGAGGAAAACCTAAACTATCGTGCTGAAACCCTTATGAAGTTATGGAAGTCTAGGTTTCCAACAATTGAGATAGCTAACGAGTACGCTAGGAATCCTAAGAAGATTGCTAACAAAGTCTATTCTTCTCGCATGGGAAATAGGGACGAAGCGTCTGGTGATGGGTATCGTTTCAGAGGCAGAGGGTGTATCCAGTTGACAGGTCATGCAAACTACTTTCATGCAGGTCAAGCCTGTGGTGAGGACTTTGTAATGCAACCAGATTTAGTAGCTACGCCTAGATACGCTGCCATGACAGCAGGGTGGTTCTGGAACACCCATAAGCTAAACCAATATGCTGATTCCCAAGATTACAAAACTTTAACAAAGAAGATAAATGGTGGGTTTATAGGGCTAGAAGACCGCATAAAGCATATAAACGAAGCCTTACAAGTCTTAACAAGTTAAATATAATTGTCATAAATACTGTATAAGGTGTTGAAATGCCTAACATTCCTACACCAGAACACGCTGAACTGTTTGCACAAAGTGTCAAAAAGTGGCAACAAGTGCTGAGCCTTGGTGATTGGAGAATTGAAAAAGGACAGAAACCAGCTAAAGCAGCAATGGCTTCTGTTGAATTTACACCTGCTGCAAGACTTGCTGTTTATCGTTTGGGTGACTTTGGTGCGGAAAAGATTACACCTGATTCACTTGATAGAACTGCTTTACATGAGTTGCTTCACATCTTTTTGCATGACCTGATGTGTGTAGCTACAGACCCCAAATCGTCAGATGAGGAGATAGAGATGCAAGAGCATAGAGTTATCAATCTGCTAGAAAACTTACTCTCTAAGGATTCCAATGGGCGCACATAATGAGACTTGTACCGACATGGAGTTCATCCAGTTATGGGGTCAACTTCAATCTGCACAAAGAATGGCAGAACATCTTGGTATAAATAACAGGGCAGTCCATCTACGCAGACGATGGATTGAAAAAGAATACAACATGACCCTCAATGCGAAAGACCATAGGGGTGATTTGTATAACAAAAACAGACCCAAGTCGTTCTCTCCTTTAAAGCAAATAGAACTTGGCATACTGGATGGAACAGTTATTGTGTTCTCAGATGCTCACTTTATTCCTAGCCAGCGTACAACAGCGTTTAAAGGGCTTCTATGGGCTATCCAAGAGTTCAAGCCTGTAGCCGTAATATGTAATGGAGATGCGTTTGATGGTGCGTCTATAAGCCGACATGACGTAACTGAACAACCAGCGACTACTGTTATCCAAGAACTAAAAGCCTGTCAGGGTGCATTGGGTGAGATAGAAGAAGCAGCTAAAGCAGCAAGGCACAATGTAAAGCTACTGTGGACATGGGGTAATCACGATGTTAGGTTTGGCAATCGTTTAGCGCAACACGCACCACAGTTTAAAGAAGTATTAGGGTTTAAGCTGACAGACCACTTCCTAGATTGGGAATTCTGTTGGGCGGTATGGCCTACCGAGGATGTGATTGTTAAGCACCGATACAAGGGTGGTGTTCATGCGACTCACAATAACACGGTTTCAAGCGGGGTCTCGATTTGCACTGGGCATCTGCACTCGTTAAAAGTCACTCCTTTTTCTGACTACAACGGAGTTAGATACGGAGTAGATACAGGAACACTTGCTGAGACTGATGGCCCACAATTTACTTATGCTGAGATAAACCCTAGTAACCACAGGTCAGGGTTTGCGGTGCTGAACTTCTTTAATGGCAAACTATTGTGGCCTGAGTTGGTTCACAAGTTTGAAGAAGACCAGATTGAGTTCCGTGGTGAAGTGATTGATGTAGGTGCGTTTTGAGTGCTTGGTTAATTATCTTAACTGGTGGCATCTACGCCTACATTGCTGCTGAACAACTTTACAGAGGCAATCCATCTATGGCTGTTGTTTACGCAGGGTACGCATTTTCTAATGTGGGGCTTTACCTTCTAGCAAAGTAAGCCCCTATAAAATTACTCAGCTACTTCTTCTTCTTCTGTATCTTCTTCAAGTTCAACCTCAAGTTCGTCAGCATCTTCATATTCAACCCAATCTGTCTCGATTTGGTATTCAATAAACTCTTGAATAATCTTGATTTTACTAAAGTCGTGCGACTCGACAATAATTTTCTCACCTGACCAACTAAATTCCATCTCAAATTTCATGATGTTCTCCTAGCGCAACCGATTGTTGCAACTAAATCGTAGAACATCTTTATGTCAGAAACAAGACTCAATTTTCTTTTTGGAAGACTCCGTTAGGCAATAGTATGCCCTTGCGATTCTTAATCTGGTCATACGCAATTTCCATACATTGTACTAAGTTTATGTCTTGCAGTACACAGTAGTTAATAAGACAGACCATGACATCACCAACAGAATCAACAATAGCATCCTCGTCTTTTTTAATCGTGGCATCTGCTAGTTCTCCCATCTCTGACATTGCTTTCAGAAGCTGAACTTCTGGTGTGCTGTTAGGAATAATCTTTCTGGCTTCTGACCATTGAATTATTTTCATCTCTACACTTGCGTATGACATAACTATCCTTTCGAGTTTGCAAATTCGTACCACATCACATAAAAGTCTTTGAGAAAATCAAGACCTTCTCCTATCCTTACACACCTACCTAGAACAACTTGGAACACATCTCCAACTTCAGTTTGTTCGTTGTCTGTGTTACCAATAATGACTAACACAGTAAATTTAGGCACTTGAGCAAAAGCCTTGAGTAGCAATTGCTGACCAGTAGCCATGTTCTCGTTAGGTTTTTTCCACTCACCGATTAGAAAATGTCCCTTTCTCTCGCAAATCATGTCTATGTTGCTAGGCAAGAAATGCGTATTTTCGGGAATTAAACCTTGGAAATCACGGAAGTCAGTATGGGTTGCATACTGATTTCTCATAGTGGTGAGGGTACTCATTGCTCGTCTGCAAGCCTAAAAGACTCTTTGCACAACTTTCCCCTCGTAATCAGAACGGAACGTCCGAATCATCAAACGATGCTTTCTTTGGTTTATTCAAAGCAGCGTCTGCGTTCTTATTCTTGATAGACAGGGACATAAACTTAGCCCCATCCTTGCTGACCTTTAGCCAAGCAGATAGCCAATATTCTACGCCATCTACATTTAAGCTGCCTTTGTAATCAGGAAACTTGGCATCGTCTTTCCTATCGTTCTTAAAAAGACTTCCTCGGTTAGTGTTATCGTATTCCATATTTATCCTTTAGCGTTCTTTAACGCACTTCTTACTTTACTAGGAAGCAAAGTCCATAGAGCAACTTTCTGTTCGCTGTCTAAGTTCTCTGCTTCCAACTTCACCCAAGCACTCTTAGGTTCTTCTTTATCACAGAGAGCAATTAACTCCATTGCTAACTCTCTGAGATAATTCTGTTCATCTTCTGGGATACTTTCCATTGCACCCTGAGTGGGCGTAATGATTATTTTTTCTTCCTTGATTGGTGCGGAAGCATCAAAGCTATCACCTTCTACAAGGTCAGTAGCACATAAATATAAATAACGACGTTGATACGTCTGGCATCCACCAAGAGACTGGATTGGTGATGCGCCTTTCATGTTTGCCTCAACCATTGGGCTTGTAATCACGATACAAGTTCCATCATCTACGTCTGTGATTGTCAGGCTTGCATATTCAGCGTCAAAAGACACTACGCTGCACAAACCAAGACGATTAAAGATTGAGTTTACTTGAGGGAGAAAGTCTCCTAACTCAAAGTAGTTGTAGCCAGCAAACTTGTTGTGACCAGACTTCTTGAGTGGCATTGCTTGTAATTCCACTCGTGCTTGCATTAACTTCTTGTGTACCATTTTATTTTCCTTTACTTAAATATTCTTCAATCATTGCTTCTTTGTCATCATCGTATAAATCCTCGAAAGGTACGAAGTGGTTTTCTCCACAGCATGAGCCAGATGTTTTAGGCTCTGTGCAGTAGCAGCAGTAGTCACCATGCGATAAATCATTGATTGCGTCTTGTCTTGTTAGCTTAGTCATTTGTGATTCTTTCAATAGGCTTTGCTACAAGCCACTTGTCACCCAACTGGCGTACTGAGCGCACCCATTGCTTTTGGTAGCTTCTAATGACTGCTGGTGGGGCATCGTAGGTAGCAAATATCCTACGGACTTGTACGAGATAACGTACGTTCATATTAACCTCTCCAAGCCAGTAGTACACCGATACCGCCAAAGATAACGATGGCTAACACACATTCAACTAGCGTCTGAATAATCTTACTTTTCATTTTGATTTCCTTAAAAATACCCACTTACGTTTTGTTGTGGGCTGAGATGGATTGTAAAGAGTTCTTAACAGATTGCAAGATATTTATGTAGGTGTTTACCCTAAAAACAACAAATAGTTTCTTTGCTATACTGTTTAGATGGATAAACAAACTGCTATCACACTTGCTGGCTCACAGAGTGAGCTTGCTAGAATACTTGGAATAGAAAGGTCTGCCGTTCATCAATGGAAGACCATTCCTCCTTTACGAATTTATCAACTAAAAGAACTCAGACCAGAGTGGTTCAAATGACACAAGAAGCAGTTATCAGAGCATTACAAAACGGCCCACTTACATCCTATCAAATAGAGGACTTAACTGGCATACCAAGACTATCTATTGCAGCTTGTTGCACAAAAATGAGCTATAAGAAGAAATTAAAAATTGGAAAAATTAAGTTAGGGCGTTCATGGGTTTCTCAGTACACCCTAGAGCCACACATGATTGAGGCTGAAAAGGCTGCCAATGATGAGCCTTATGACAAGCTAAATCCATTCGACATTCGCAATGCCAAGGGTATCTTTTCTAAGGCTGAATATGCGGTGATGAACGCCCAAGCTGTTAGATTGCTTGGCAGACAACCAGCAAATGAAATTACCAACAATCAATTTATTTGATACAATGTTTTGAAACACGGCTAGGTTGGGAGTTGCTACCCAACTGAAAAGAG